GTAAATCCACCTGGTGTTGTTGCAGAACATACTCATAAAATTGAACCAAATTTACCACCACCATTACCTACTGGTGATGCAAGTGTTTTAAAAGAAATATCAATCGGAAACTCTAAGTAATCTTCCACACTTACATTTTTTACCCTTATATTTCGGACACTTCCATTTCTTACATTTCTTCTTCACTTCTTTTTAAGGGGTGGTAGTCCCTTCTTTTCTCGATATTTGTTTGTTTGAATCTCTGCACGGGTAGGTGGTTCAACTTTCTTACCTATTTTTTTCTGTAAAGTCTTCCATAATTTTGTAATTATAGGTTTAAAAACTCTCAGTAATAATGGTGTTGCGGTTGCACCTGCTGTAGCTACAACTGCGATTGCCACTGTCGTAGTGGTCTGATTTATTGATGGTAGAAATTTTTCGACTGGTGAAGTAGGTTCATATAATGTCTCACAGGTTTTTCCATTATCAATAAGTCGATGTCCTACAACCCTTTCATCTCCTGATTGTGTAATATCACCAACTCTAAGTTGTGCAGGACCAGGACAAGGAACTTCTTTATTCTCTGTTTTTGGTATTACATCAGGTTTAAACTCTGGTGGTGTAGGTGGTGGTTGAACAGGAGGTGGTGGTACTTCTTGTGTAATTAATATTTGTTCTGGAGTATAATCCATTGCATCGAATGTTGGATACTCTCCGTGTGGACATAAAGTAGTAGATCCCTTCTCATCCTGATTTACAAGATCATGGTCAAAAGGCATCTTAGTAATATGATCCTTATTATCCTTGTGCATTCTTACACAACCAGGCATCTCCACAATTGGAAATCCAAGTTGTAATGTCACAGGTGGATCATTACTTGGAACAAAAGGTACACCATTCAACCATACCTCGTTCGTTCTAAAGGTTGGTATTGCAATATTTGGAATATTAATTTTTGGTATTTCCGACATTTACACCACCTGATTGATTAGGCATTGATTCTCTTATCTGTATATTAACTTGTTGCTCTATAACTTTCTCCATAAACTTCCTGTTTTTAAGAAGTCTTTTATCTTTAGTAACATTGCTGTAAACAAGAACAGATGATAGAAATAAAATCCCAACAAAAGAGACCACAGACATTATATTAAAAATTAATTTCATTTTTCAGCAGCATATAAAGCGAATGTAGAAGTAGTTATAACTGTCATCATGTTAGCAATATGTTGTTTAGTATCAGAGTCACATTTATTAGCAATAGGAAGAAAACATCCAATTATGGTTGCACCTACTATTCCTAACTGGAATAAGATAACAACCTTTATAAGGTTTATGACCTGATTCTTAGATTCCATTAGTCGTGTTTACACTCTCTGATGTCAGCCCAACCACCTTGATCTAACCACATTTGATAGTGTGGGTTGAACCAGTTGTCACTGATTGCATAAGAAGGCATAATAACTTCTCTGATATATCTTCTGTTCTCACTTGCTGTCACCTCTATTCCTGAGTCAAAGGATTCAAGTGCTTTGACTCTACTTTGTAGACCTGATAAAAACCAAACCATACCACCTGCTTGTGCTGCTAGGAATGTAATCATAGCAACTGGAACTTTAAAATCTTTCATTAAATTAACCTTCGTTCAATGTACCTTTAGATCTACGTATTTCACGTAGTTCCTCAAAATTCTTTTGCTTTGTACCACCGTCATATGCCCAAGCATATCCTTCGGTGATCATTTGTTCGTTGAGCGATACATCATCATCGCCAACGTATAACCAACCAAGCAACCTGCCATACTTACCAACCCCACCTTTAAGTTCAGTTCGTATAATGAGTTCATCATCTCCATCTATTGTATCCTCCAAATTTTTTTTCATCCAGTTGGTAGCATCAATACCTAGTTCTTTTTCATCAAGGTCTCTTGTTCTCTTCTCAGGAGTATCGACTCCCGCAACGCGGACTCTTTCTTTTTTGTATAGGTCGAATCCAAGATCAATCGTAACATCTATAGTGTCTCCATCAACTACTCTATCAATCGAAACTACTCGGAAGTTATAACAACTCTTCCGACTCGGTGGCACCATTGCTCCCATTTTCTTGCTCCCAAAAATTCTCTAGTGCACTATTTATAGAATCAGAAGGTAGGGTCATATTTTTTTCTATTTGTGTTCTTCTTGCATTTCTTATAAACATTTGATTTATTGAATGCCAATGCATTGGTTCGTAAATATCAATCTCTCCTCTTAACTCTTCTCTTGGTAGTTTTATATCATCAAAGTCACCATCAAACGGAGGACAATTAGCAGGTGAACCATCTAAAGGAAGACTACAAGCTTGTGCTGCAGCACACCATGCTATCGCACCAATAATACAAGTAGCATATATTTTATTCATCGGAATGCTTACAAAAACTTGGTTCTTCATCATACTTTCTTTCATAATCATACCCATCTATCACAACCACTGGTGCGACAACACTATGAAACTCACGAAAGTATTCTTCTCGATTCTTTGCGTACTCTCTAGTCATTTGGCCAAAAATGATCATATCTCATTATGTAGTATATCACAACTCCTACAGAAATCAAGAGTATACCAATCATCCAAACTATACTCCAAACAACACTACCCATGATAATACTTATTATATTCTATTTCTATGTCATCTAAACCTTCTACTTCTGATGGAGTGCTAGTTACTTTTGGCATAGGTTGAGTATAACCATCCCAACCTTTTTTAATATCCTCAACTTGTCTATCAACATCTCTCATCGTATTTTCTATCTTAACATTAGTCCATACCTTTTTTAAATATGCGATAAGTCCTAAAGCAAGATGAGAGATGGGGAAGCGTTGCTTCTTCGCCCATCTCTCTGCTTTTGCGTACCAAGGATCTACACCCTTGCCAAATTGTTTTTCAAATTCTATCTTCATGCAATCATTAGCATTGCTTTATGTAGTTCTTTTGAATGTTCCAGTTCATCATTTGCTATCTCAGCAATCTTTTTATCCTCTGGATGCCACGCACTATATTTTATATAAGTTTCGTAAGCATGCTTTTCTATCTTCATATTGATATCATAAGCGTTAACAGGATCGATAAAATAGTAAGCAACCATGATCCAATAATACACCAGAACAAGATGCTTGGCAAAGAACCTGTCGATCCAATATTTATTGCCCTCCCTAAGTTCCATCTCTTCCAAATGTTCTGTTTCATTTAATGCCTGATAGAAGTGTTCTTTCATTAAGTATATGTGATCTTCTCCTCGAAGTCCAAGGGATTCGCGAAAATGTAATACACTGATAAATGAGAAGTAGGGTGCTCTTGCGATAACTTCTAATACCCAGAATCTTTGAAAGTCTCTACCCCTGTAGAGAAAATCAATGATGTAAATTGTGGTGTCTAACACCCATGTATTGAATTTTTTCATTCTACGTGAATAATTCCTACCATACCTGCACCTGCGTGAGGGTCGCACTGGAACTTATAGTCCCCTGCTTTATCGAAGGTAACATCAAAACTTTCGCCAGGTGCGAATGCTAAGTCAGAATGTGAATATTCTGGATGATCTGCTACCATCATATTGTGTGGTGGTAGTTCGTTGTTTTTAAATGTAACTGTATCTCCGACATTGACAGTTACTTCACAAGGTTCAAAGACAAGCATTCCTTCGTTGCCCATCAGTATTTCAATAGCGTATGCTTTTCCACCTAAAAAGATGCATGATACAAGAAGTAATGTAATTATCATACATCTATTAGTCCAATGTAAAAACTCTTTCATTTAGTTCTCCTTTTTAATGGTTTCTAATGAAAAAGGATGCTCGTGTAGATACGGAACATCCTCTCTTGCATTCTTTACTGCTTCAAATGCGTCATTCGCATATTCGCAGATTTGGTATTCTGTTTGTTGATCGTGCCAACTGAGTGTATAGTGGGACATGATAGTTTCAACTCCACGTAACTGATACTATTTATTATAACACACTAAGTATAATTACGCATATAAGTGTGGACTCCCACACCTAAATTAACGATGTATCATAAAAGGAATCTCCATATCCGTATTTCCCCACGGGGATCAAATTAAATGCCAAAGATAGTCTTGGTTGTTTACTTTTATGAACATCAATAACGTGTTTTATAAAACTAGGAAATATTATTAATGATTTTGATCTAGGGGTAATTTTTATACTTGCTCTATTGAATGGGTCATCTTGATCGTTCTCTACCATATATGAAGACATATCTTTGAAAGGATTATCAAAAACTAATTTTCCTGTTTCATCATCATAATCAGAATAATAATATACAGCACTAAACATACAGTTCTTATGATTGTGCATAAAACATTTTTGCCCTTGTCTTGTCTTTGTTATCCAAGATGTTGTTATCTTAAACTTAGCACCATAAGTCAAAATATCGTTAATTGCTGAGTTTGAGTTCTTAGTTAAGATATCTTTTATCTTTGGATATTTTTCAAGAACCATATTGTTGGGTTTACCAACTTTAGATTGTATACTGCTGTTTAGATATTCCTTACAACCTTTTAGTTCATCAGTGTCTTCATTCAATTCAACATGTATCAAAGGAATGGTGAACATGTCGAGTACATCAATTTTATTCATACTATATCAGTTCGGTTTCCACCTCTTCATTTAGATTTGTTTTTCTTTTCTTGTCATTCTTATCATCGCCAACTACTTCTCTAAGTAAGTCGTCATCATCAGAAAGACTTTCTTTCCACTCCCCATAACTTGCCATCAGTTTTCTCCTGTAATAATTTCTTCATCACAATCTGCAAAATCAACTGCCATTTGACCTCCGATTTCAGCACCTTGATCCATACCGAACATTGATATCGCACCTCCTATTACCCATCCTACTATAGGAATAGATGATACACCAGTTTGTGTAACAGTAGCAGCACCTAATGCACCACCAACCATCTTACCAGTTCCTTCGCCACTTCCTCTTGCTTTGATACATGCGATTTGTTTTTCAGTTAGTCCAGAGGAGTTTGTGTTAGTAGTCTCTCCTACTACATTTTGTCTTTGAATATCTACGTTTTTCTTACCTAATCCTAGGAAACCTGCAGGTCTACTGAGTTGTTCAGTAGTTGTTACGATCCTAGGGTCGTGTGCTCTGTAGTCAATTTTATATCCATTCTTATCTGCCTCTATTCTGTACGCAGTATACTGTCCTATAGGCAAATCGAATTTAGGAAATGAGGAATTGTTTGAAAGCATTCCAATCATACCGATATGGGATATACCCAAAACAGTTCCCAATCCTAATATAAAGGCACTTTTCTTATCCACTATCCTTTCTTAGTTGGAGTTGGTGCAAGTACCATTGGTGCTTGCTCAATTCTAATTGTTTGTGCAGGTGCTGTGCTTGCTGCTTTTTCAATTAGTTTATCTAAGTCTGCCTTTGATACCGCACCAGGTGCAGGTTTAGCAGCACTACCACCGTTCTTATTTTTTGCTGTTTGAATTCCAAAACTAGCTAGGACCCCTGTAAAGACCGAAGCTATGAAAGTTGGGTCAATGTTTTTTTGTGGAAAGTTTGGGATCGAAACGTAATTTAGAGTTAAGATACCACCACTCCAAATTAAAATTCCGAGTCTAACAAAAGTTGAGAAGATTTCCATCTGCTCTTCCTTGTCCTCGGATAGTTCTTTTAACTTTGCAAGAGGTCCTACTTTCTTAGGTTCTTCTGCTTTTACTTCTTCTTTTTTAACTGCTTCTGCCATGACATAAAATTGAGAGACTATTTATATATAGCATTCTCAATTCTATGCAAACTATGTTTATTTAAAAACCTAGTGGTAGTACGGGTCCTGTTGCAGGTGCATCTGGTGTAGGTGCATCTGGTGCAGGATTAACAATATCTCCTAATCCTCCTAATGCTCCTCCACCTGCATCTCCACCAAGAATACCACTCATTCCACCTGGCATCACTGATTCCATAATTTTACTTTTTACATCTTCAATAATCGCATCTTTACGAATGAAGACATATCCACCGAGACCTACTACTGAAAGGGAAACAACTCCACTCGCAATAGCAATCCCGTTTACAATTTTTTGTAACATAATTTTACCTTGCTTTGATTGCAGATTCTACCTGTGCTAACAGTTTATCATCCATATCGGTTTTTGTCAACTTGACTGCCTTCTTAAGGATGATAAGGCAAATGTCTATTAGTTTTTCGCCCAGTTCTTCATTTTCTGGGATTTTTGCTACTGCATCAGAAATGACTTTTGTAGCAAATGGGAGTAAAAAAGAAAACATAATCTTACGTATTTACATCTACACTATATATAATCTAAATTTCTATAATATCTACACCGCTACCAAAATCATCTATGTATTCTAGAGATAATACATTAGTTTCTTTTTCTATGTCTAACCATTCCCTAAACTCTTGACGTATTGAGTCACCATTTACAACCTCTTCAAAATCATCACGAGAACAAAGTTCATTGATACGACTAAGAGACCAATTATGAGTCTGTTTCAGAGTTTCTTTCAAAGTTGCCATAATCTTTTTTCATGTAACGACCTAGGATATTGCTATTATAATACATCGGTGTTCCATCGTCAAGTGATTCCATCAAAACATTATTTAAAAATAATTGTTTTGTCTCTTCGTAGTTTACCTTTCCCAAGGTTTCGTGGAGGGATAAGATCTCTCTGGAGAAGTTGTCCTTTCCATATCTGGATATGTCGGCTTTGAGTTCTGGGGAGCTTCCATAATACTTCTTCCAATCTGACTCAGAAGTAACTCTACGCTTTCCTCCCTTTGGTTTACGTTTCTGCACGAAATATTTTCTACCAATGTACTTCTTACCTGTTGTTTTATTTGTAATACAGTAGACGTAACCGAAGAAGTCGCCAATATCATCAGAAGTGAAAGCTGTACCTTTGTAGTACCAGGGATTTTCATAACCACCTTCCATAATGAATTAATCATTTGTCATTTCCTATATTTATCCACCTGCAAAATCATCCCATTGATGATCTGCAGAGTCTCTAATTGCTTTATAACACTCGTCTAGATCCCACTCTATATCAGAGTTTGAATCCTGAGAAGGTGTCTTTTTTAACGTCTTGTTTGATTCCACCGACAATGTAAGATTCGACTTCTGTTTCTTGGGGTGCCACTTGAAGACCCTTAGAACTGATCCAATGTTCTGTCCAAGGGAGTGGATTGTTTCTTGCAGGTACGTCATAAACTGGTTTAAGTCCGATTGATCTCATTCTACGATTACAAACCCATTCAACATAACGATGAAGTAGTTTATCGTTCAATCCAATCATAGATCCATCTTTGAACAGATATTCTGCCCATCTCTTTTCTTCATTAACACACTTCTCAAACTCTTTAATAATCCATGGTTCTTCTTCTTTTACAATCTCAAGCATTTGTGGATCGTCACCTTTTCTCCAATTGTTTAAGATATTTTGAGTTATTGCCAGATGCTGATTCTCATCTCTTGCAATAAGCGATATGATCTTCGCAGACCCTTCCATGCATTTAAGTTCACCAAAAGCAAAACTACAAGCAAAAGATACGTAAAAGCGGATACCTTCCAAAATGTTGACATTAGCGACTGCCCTATAAAGTTTTCTTTTTAATTCTTTCTTTTCATAATCTGCATTAGGTCCACTCCACTCTGATTTCCACCAGTTACTTGTATCATACTGATGTGCCTGATTTACAAACGCATCATAGGATCCTGTAACACTCTCTGCCCTCTCTAAGATTCTATTGTCTGTAAGAATAGTATCAAAGACCTCAGATGGATCTGAATATACATTCTTCATAATGTATGTGTATGAGCGAGAATGAATCATTTCCATCATCTGCCATACGTTCATACATCCCTCTAACTCAGGTAGAGAACAGTATGGTGCAAATGCCATACCTGGTGCACGACCTTGTACAGAATCAAGCATAACTTGATACTTCAAGTTTGATGTAAAGATATGCTTTTGTTCTGGTCTTAATGATTGATAATCGCCACGATCTTTCTGTAGAGACACCTCTTCTGGTCTCCAGAAATATCCTAACTGAGACTTAGTTAAGTTCTCAAATGCAGGATACTTGAAAGAATCGTATCTCTGAACACCTAAAGGTGCACCAAAAAACATTGGTTGTTTTTTAGTGTTAACCTTTTGTGTATTAAACACGGTCATGGAATCAACCACTTTTTTCTCCGTAGAATTTTGTCTAAATTGCACAGGATTCGCACTCCTCTGGGTTTTCTAGTGAACATTCATTTATTAAATTATCTAACTCTGATGATTTCTCAGGAACATTATCATGCCATCCTATAGGATGTGCAGGTTCCTCTATCTCATCGCTCTTCATATCATGAGTATTTTGATAATAAGATGTTTTCCAACCATACTTATATGTGGTTAGAAGATCTTGTGCCATAACACTTGTAGGAACTTCTGATCCTTCAAAGTGTTGTGGGTTGTATGACCAATTGCCTGATATAGCTTGGTCAAAGAATTTTTGCATTACTGCAACGATGTTAATATATCCAGTATTACTCTTCATATCCCAAAGAAGAGTATAAGCATTTTTCAAAGTTCCATACTGCGGAACAATCTGCTTAAGAGGTCCTTTTTTCGATTTTTTAATGGACAAGTATCCTCTAGGAGGTTCGATTCCGTTTGTGGCATTTGACACAACGGAACTGCTCTCCGAAGGCATTTGTGCGGACAGTGTGCTGTTCCTGACTCCGTATTCCACGACAAGTTTCCTAAGAGATTCCCAATCATAGTTCAGGTTATTTGGAACAATTTCATCGACATCGTTCTTATATGTATCTATTGGAAGAATTCCATTATGATACTTGGTGCGATTTGAGTATTCGCATGCACCTTTTTCCTTGGCAAGTTGTACAGTTGCCTTGATTAGGTTGTATTGGAATGCTTCAGTTAGGTCGTGAACTAACTTATATGCCTTCTCATCCTCGTATCCAACACCGTTCTTTGCGAGGTAATGAGCAAGACCAATATAACCTACTCCAAGCGATCTACGTGCCTTGGTAGCGATTTCTGCGGCTCTGACGGGATATCGTTGAAAATCAATGAGTTCATCAAGAGACCTAACAGTAAGATCACAAAGGCTTTCAAGATCCGAAAGGTCCCTAATCTTTCCAATATTAATAGCACTAAGGATGCAGAGAGCAATTTCTCCAGTTTGGTCATCGATATGTTGTATAGGTTTAGTTGGGAGTGTTATCTCCTGACATAGATTACTCATTTCCACTTTATCCAAGAAGGATGAGTGAGAATTACAATGATCTATGTTCATAATGTATATTCTACCAGTTTCTGCTCTTTCTTTCAACAGGTCTAATATAAGTTCTTGTGCGTTTACAGTATCTCTGGGAATTGATTCATCTAATTCATACTTGACGTATAGATCGTCAAAAGATTCCGTACCAAAACTATCATACAACCCTGGCACATCATGAGGAGAAAAAAGACTAATCTCCTCTGCGGATAAAAACCTCTCATAAAATAATTTACTAAGTTGAATAGAGTAATCTAATTTTCTTACTCTGTTGTCTTCTGTTCCTTTGTTGTTCTTAAGAACTAATATATCTCTTATTTCTTTGTGCCAGATGGGGAAGTGGACAGTCGCTGATCCACCACGGATGCCATTTTGAGTGCAGCATCTGACAGTGCTTTCAAACTTTTTGAGGAACGGGACAACACCTGTATGTTGCACTTCGCCACCCCTGATTTTACTGTTGATGCCACGGATGCGACCCGCGTTGATGCCGATACCCGCCCTTTGTGCAACATATTTGCCGATAGCCATATCAGAACTAAAGATGCTATCGAGGGTGTCATCAATATCAACAAGAACACAGCTAGCAAATTGTCTAAGTGGAGTTCTAACCCCTCCCATGATAGGTGTGGGAATGTTGATTTTGTGTTTGCTGATCGCGTCGTAGTATCTTTTGACATAATCGAGTCGAGTTTCTTTTGGATATTCTGCAAAGATAGATGCGGATATTAACAGATACATGAACTGAGGAGTTTCATATACTGCACCCGAACTTCGGTCTTGTACTAAGTATTTATCTACAACCTGCCTCAAACCCGCATAGGTAAACATCATATCCCTTTGATGGTCTATGAAGGATTCAAGTTTATCAAACTCTTCTTCAGTGTATAAATTAACCAACTCAGGATCATATACACCCTTCTCAATGCAATCTAAGACATGATCCTTTACTTTAGGTATATCATATATGCGTCCATATAATTGCTTACGAATAGAAAATAATAATAATCTTGCTGCAACAAACTGATAGTTAGGGCAGTCTAGATCTATTAGATCACTCGCAGATCTAATTAAAATATTTTGGATTTCTCCAGTAGATATACCATCATAAAATTGTAGTCCTGATTGTATTTCAACTTGACTTGCAGAAACCCCTGCAAGTCCTTCACATGCCTGTTCTACCATAGCATGTATCTTTTCAAGGTTAAGTGGTTCTATTCCTCTTCCATTGCGTTTCTTAACTTTGATGCTCATACCTTTTTCCAAATGTTGAATTTAATTTTTGCTTGTAGTGATGAATATGTATTTGATTCTACTATGGACTTTACATTATGTCCACTGAGAACCATATCATTTATGTCCTTTTCATGAATATTGGACGGCCAAATGACTATCTGATCTCCTCGATCAATGGTCTTGTTGATTCTTTCAATGATTTCTCTGTTACGAGGTTCGTTATCAAAAACCCAAATATAACTGCTCCAACCAAACGACCCAATATCAAGATCGGAGCCACACATAGCAACCGAGTTTTCCAAGAAGGTCGAGTCGAACGGTCCTTCGGTAATGTAAATGGGTTTCGTATCATCAATTTTGTCTAAGCCGAACAGTTTAGGTGCTTCATCTTGAAGCATGACAGTGATATATTTAACAGAATTAGGACCTAGACTTCTGCCTTGAAATCCTATGAGATTCTTATCTGTATCATACATTGGTATAATGATTCTACTCTCATCCCTACCTATGGTGTCGAATGTGTGCTTTTGCGTATTTGTCCACTCTTTAAACTTTGCAGCAAAGTAAAATTGAGACGCATCTAAGTTTCTCTTTTCAAGATAATTCCTAGCAACAGGAACCTCAGATGCCCTTGGCAAATCTATTTTCTTTCTAAATATGGGTTTGGTAAATTCAAGTTTAGGTTCATCTACCACAAAGTTTCTACCTGTAAATCCTTCCTTAAATTTCTCCATAGTATATTGTTTATGAAGAGTAGAATCAATTTGTTTAAGGAAGTTATTAAATGACATACTTGCTCCGCAATTATGACACTTGTAGTTTGTATTTGTTTTTACCTGATAAAAATATCCCCTTGCTTTATTCTTATGTTTTTGAGAGTCGCCACAAATTGGACAACGAAAGTTGAAAAGATCTGCTTTAACTCTTTTAAACTTCTGTAGTCTGGAGGATACGAGTCCAATATATTTGGAATCAATTATATCCATTACTCACCTAAAGTATGAATGACAGGTTTTTCTGTCAATAGTATAGCATACAAATCAGGATTAATAGCACAAGACCTTGGTATGAACTCTTCTGATGGATTAAAACCCTCATACCTCTTTGCCTGATTGATTACGATTGAACCATTCTCTCCTGATGTTGAGCGATGGTATGTGTTTCTTGGTATAACTAATGCACCACTCTGGCGATTCAAATGTACAATATGATAGCGATACTTCCAATCAAAGTTGATTAATTCAAAGGTTCTTTCCCCTGAGACAACTCGATTATAGTCATCTTGGTATTTGTGTATATAAAACTGTTTTGCTCCTACAGTATCATCTGGAGGCGATATAGCAGTGCCTGTGTGAACTACAAGGTCAGCTGCATTAGATTCATCTACAGATATATCATAAAAAATAACATCCTGTGTTTCACGGAACACACGATGCTTCTTAAATTCAACTTCACTCATTCTATAGTAATTACTTTGTCTGTATTATACTCGATTGTGTCGGTGGTGTCAACGCACCTCTTAAAAACCTTTGTCCTACTGGACTAACTAAAAAACTTATTATACTTAACGCACCAAAAATACTCCACATCTTCTTTTCCATAACACGGAGTCTATTATCTACAAGGCGAATATCTCTCTCACAACCCGTTTTAATCTCTGTAGTTGAACGTTGTAAGTCTTTGTGTAACGATTCAATCTTCTCAAATAGTACCGCATCTATTCTATCCTGCTTATCTAATTTTTCATCATGAACAGCAAGCAACTGTCCCATTTTTACAGAAGTATCTTGTAATGTCTCCACTACCTTTTCTAACCTTTCAAGAATTGCTGTGTTTACGTTATTATCATCCATTTTTCTGCATCCACATTCTACGAGAACCTCTTCCCCCGTAGATATATCTTTTTTTCTTTCTTACTGGAGGATCATCTCCTGCTGCTTTTGTACCTGCAATATTACCACTACTTACATTATTTGTTGGCATAGCAACTGCAGCCTCTTCTTTCAGAGTACGAATAATAGAAATAATTCTATCAATATCCATTAGATTTCTTCGTTTAACTGAGTAACACAAACTTGATCTTCATCAACTTTATGTAAAGTAGAAGGAGGATATTCTGGAATACGATTTAAAAACATTAAAAAACTTTTAATCGCTGGCCAGAGATCTTTCTCTAAATTATACAACAATAAAGGAACAGTAGCATCATTAAAGACGTTGAATAATACAATAAGATGGTTAAGGATCAGATGTGTTTTAAGAACTCCTGTGTTCTTATATCTTTTCAATAACCTCTTAATGTACTTAATTCGTTTTAAATCATCTTCAAAGTCCTCTTTAGTTACTGCTTGAGGATTGTCGTAAAATTTTATGGCGAATAACAAATAGTTATTTTCATTCAATTCATCAAATCTCATGTCATATAATTAAAATTTAAAGTTTAAGATTAACTATCTGGTAGTATGGTATCATCTCCAGAGTCACCGCTAATAGAGCTACCTGCTACTAATACTTCGGTTTTGACTCTCAATGTTCCATCAGCGTTATTGTATGTAGTGATTCCAACCCAACCTGCGTGTGCGGGATGATATTGTGAATTATCATCTCTTGTTTCTTCGATTTCAGCTTCGTCTACACCGTACACTTCGTTGATGGCAAATCTTCCTGTACCTACTTCATATACAGGTGTTTCACGAATTTCATAATCAACGTCTGAAAAAGTAGAAGATGCTGAAATGTTATCTAGATTGCAAAGTGTCAATTGAGTAGCAGAATCGATACTCTGAATCACACCTTGACCAGGACCAGCACCATCAGTTGCTATTGTTACTACTTGT